TGCTTCTTGATAATTTCCCGAAAGAACTTTAATTGTTGATCCTGTGGTTGCTACTCCTACAGCACCTGCAATAGTTAACTTAGCATTATCAATTGAAGTTCCGTTTTTAGAATCATCTCCATCTTTTGCAACATAGAAAACATTAGGTGCAGAGTTAATACCAGATGCACCTGCATCGATAGTTACATTATCACCAATGGTAACCTGAGAATCTGTAATGGTAACATCTTCATCACCTATGGTAATTTTATTAGTACCACCATCAATGGTTACAGATGAACGACCTATGGTGAGGATACCGACCACACGAGCATCACCATCAACATATAAGGCAGTATTACCCGTACCAATTTGTACGGTTCCAATTCCATTACCAGAACCAAGTGTGGTTAACCCTACAACAGATAAATTATTACCAATCTGAACATCTGTTCTAAAGGTAGATAGTCCAATAGAATCTACATGTTGAACATCTTCATAGAATATAGTTCCTCCAACAGAAATATCTCCATCAAAATATGCTACAGTTTGTAATCCTACCTTTCCAACATACAAAGGAAAATGAGCCCTTGCAGTTGTACCAATACCAACAGAAGATACTGTATGAATACCAACTGAGGTAGATCTCCATATTGTACTACCAGCACCTGCACTACCACCTATTTCATCACTACGAATACCAACTAATTTTAAATGCTCATTATAAATTAAAAGGTTTCCTGTAGCAATACCTGAGGCACTTCCTATAGGATAAGTAGATATACCAACATCATCTAAAGTATCAAACCTTACAGCACCACCTCCACCAAATGTGGCTAACTGTTGCTGAACTCTATTAACAAATAATGTATAATTCTTAGATAAATCCTCAATAGTGGCAAATTTCTTATCTAATGGAGTAAGAGGATCAGGTTTACCCCCAACCGACTGTGCATAAGTAGGTGGTTCATTTAAAAGACCTTCAGTTAATGTTTGCTGTTTTTTTAAGTCTTCAACAATTTTATAAAGTTCAGTAATATTAGTTGTTTGATCGGTATACTTTTTATCAAGATTATATAAACTCTCCTTTAAATCTGAAATATTATCATCATAATATTTTGGTTCAGGAAGATTAGCAATCTCTTCTTTCAGTCCTTCAAAATATCCTTTAAGTTTTTTATCAGATTCATAACTTTTATTATCTAATTCACTTATCTGTTTCTCAATCTTTTGTCTTGTCTCATTTAACTTACTTAAGACACTTTTCTTTAATTTTCTATCATCATCTTTAAACTCATCATGATGTGACCAAATTTTAATTGCTGCTTCTTTTAATTCCTCATATATCTTATCCTTAGCTTTCTTTAACTCTTCAATTTCTACTCTTTTCTCAAAATCTTTAAGATCTAAATTTTCAGTTAATTCCTCAAGATCAGAATCAAATTTAGTTTTAAGATCTTTTATATGATCTCCTACCTTGACAAAATCATCATCAATAACACTAAAAGTTTTACCAATCCATGAAAAATCAGGAACTTCATTAACCTCATTAACCCATTTTGGGAAAGTAGGAATTTCCTCTCTAACTTTATCAATAACTTCACATATTGCTTCTATTTCACCGTCATAATACTTTGGTTCTGGAAGATTTTTTATCTTCTCTTCAATCGTATTTAATTGTTCATCATAATATTTTACTTCGGGAAGATTTTTAACTTCCTCTCTTACTGAATCAATTTGCTCACATATTGCTTCTACTTCGGTGTCGTAATACTTTACTTCTGGAACTTCTGGAATACTTCCTTTTAATTCTTCTAAGTGCTCAGAAAGTTCTTGGAGTTCTTTATCATAATACTTTATTTCTGGAATATCAGGAATACTTTCCCTGACATCATTGACCATACGAACTAATTCACCCCATTGAGGTGCTTTAATTACATCAACGGTTTCAATTTCAGTTGGTATATAATCATCTTGCCAATTATCTGTTTTTATCTCTTCTTCTATATCTTCTTTTTCTTCTTGAATAAAATCTTCTACAGAGGGTAATTCTTTTTCCTCTGCTATAAATTCATCTACTGAGGGCAATTCTTCCGAATTATCTTTATAGTCTTCTATAGACGGCAAATTTTCAATATTGTCTTCCGACATGTTATGAGTAGCTTAGGTACTTTGGGATTTCTCTCCCCTCAATTTATTTATTGTCTTTTGGAAGTCCAGTTTTTATGAGTTTAGCAAGTTCTGCGGTGGATCCAACAAACAATGCATTATTAACAGTATTGGGTCCTTTTGATTGTTGCTCTTCATTCACATCTTTGAGTTTTTTCTGAAGATCCATCAACTTATCAGTGGCATCAGAAACACTTTTAATTAACTGACCTGCTACCTCATATGCTCTTGGCATGTCACTCTCTTGAGCAAGTTCAAGAATACCGTCAATTGCTTCTTGTCCTTTTTCAATGATAGAATATAAATTGCCTCTTGTATACTCATAATCTCTAGTTATATCATCTTTAGTAATTGGAGGTTTTTGTATTCCAACAGGTTCCTTAACATCAACAGAATCCACTTCCACTTCAGTAGGGGTTATATTAAAAGCATTATCTAATTGTTTCATGATTATGTAAAGGATCCATCAAATCCGAAATCATCTCCAATTTCTATTAGAGAATTAGTTGTAGCAGTAACTTTATTAACTGCAGCCCCAGAAACGTGTGCAGTTGGTGTAGTTCCATCTTGACCTCTCTTAACAACCAACTTATTACCACTCTTCTTATCAACATATATGGATTCACTATCAACAATAACATATGTATTAAGTTCAATACCAGATGAATCATTAACTTCCATCAGAGTACCCTCAACACCCATATCTTCAGATAGGTTCGTTGTTACATCATTATCATAAGCCTTAGTAGCACGAGGAACAACAGAGTATGTAACATCTCTTGTAGGTGTCTTGGTAGTACCACCAACAACGTATCCAATTTTTGCAGATCTGATAAGATCTTTGGATGCTGCAGCAGTATCTCCAACAGGACCAAATAGGTATGTTTTTGCTGTAAATCTAAATGTATAAATTAATGATCTACGAGTTGTAAAATCTCCCTCATAGTCATCTTCCATTGTAATGTTTTCAATAATAACAGGAATATCTCTCTTCTCTCCAATAGTACTTACAAGGTCAACACTTAAATTATATGAGGGTTGGAAATAAGGTAATATCTGTTCTACTATCTGAAGCATATCATCATTCAACTTAGTAAAGATACTAAGTTCAAAATCAAGATTATATGGTACAGGTAGATATGTTTTTGCTATAGTCTTCTTATCACCTTTTACACCTTTTAAAAAAGTTTGTGTAGTTGTAGATTTTCTAGAAGGATCATAATTAAGTCCATTCAATTCAAAAGACATTCTAGGTAATGTAATCTGAACTGGTTTGTTTAGATCGGGTACTTGCTCCAATCTTGCTAAGAACTTTTGAGTAGGTCCATAAGCAAGAGGAACCTTAGTCGTACTAACAACAGAACCATCACTATTATCGTGCTGTATATTAACGTTATTGAAGATAGAACCAAATGATATAATGGTCCTCCTCATTATTTCGTGATAAAAATATTCAAACATTGTTACAATCCTAGTGTATTATTTAGGGCATTCCAAATGGATTGGTTTCTGTAAAGTCAATAATAGAATCTGCTTCAGTCTCAATAGTAACATTTTCAGCAAATCCATCATCAACATTAGTGGTTGTAACTCTCTGATATTCATACTCAGCACCAGATGTGCTACCTGTAATAACCTCACCATCATTAAATGCACCACTGATAATAGAAATCTTAAGTTCCATAGTGGATGCATCCCAAGATTTAACTCTACCAGTAGAACTGGTTGCAGCACCAGTGACTACTTCATTAAAGACATAGTTACCAGAACCACCCATATAAGGAGCAGTGACTGTAATAGTTGGAGGAGTAGTATATCCAGATCCAGCATCAGTAATACCAATTTGAGTAACAATACCTACACTATTGATGTATGCTAAGGCAGATGCTGTTGTACCACCTGCAGGTGCTCCTGTAAAGGATAATACTGGGACTGTAGAGTATCCAGTACCTCCAGAG